AAGAGAAAACTTTCTCCGAACTGCCCTGGGCTTTCCATGCTAAGGCTTCTGATGTTCTTGCTGCTTGTAAGTCCGAAGATAGTCTAAAGACTTTCATCAATGGCGTTATTGCTGACGCTGGCATTGCTTCCAATGATTCTATGGAAGCTCTTGCTGGCCGTGTAACCGGTGTTGAGAACCGTGCTACTGCTCTAGAGAACGAACTAAATACTGCTGAGACTGGCCTAAAGGCTAGAATGACCACTGCTGAAGGCGCTATCGACGCTCTTGAAACTCTAGTTGGTGAGAAGAACGTTGCTACCCAGATTCAGGAGGCGATTGCCGCTCTAGATCTAGCCAATACTTATGAAATTAAGGGCGAGGCCGCAAAGGTTCAGACCGCTCTTGATACTTACAAGACTTCTAATGACGCTGTTGTTCAGAAGAATGCAACTGATATCGCTGGTGAGATTTCTCGTGCAAAGGCTGCTGAGGAAGCCAATGCTGGCGCTATCTCTGCTATTAAGGATGGTACTACCATTGATAGTTTTGCCGATGTCGAAGCTGCTCTAGCTGGCAAGCAGGCAACTGGCGACTATGCAACTAAGGCAGAAGCTCAGGCTATGGCAGATGGTAAGGATGCTGCAATTGCCGAGGCAAAGAAGGCTGGCACTGACGCTGGTGCTGCTGCAGCAGCTGCTCAGGCTGATGTTGATGCTCTAGAGCTTCTTGTTGGTGATACTAAGGTATCCGAGCAGATTTCTGGTGCTATCGAAGATCTAGACCTAGCTAATACTTATGCTGCTAAGGTCCATACTCATGTTAAGGCCGACATCACTGATTTTGCTCATACTCATGAAATCGCTGAAGTTAATGGCCTACAGGCTGCACTAGATGGCAAGCAGGCCGTTGGCGATTACGCTACTAAGGATGAGGCTCAGGGCTATGCCGATGCTAAGGACGAGGCTATTGCTGCTGCTAAGGCTGCTGCTGATAAGGCCCAGGGCGAAGTTGACGATCTAGAGACTTATGTTGGCACCATTCCTGCCGATGAGAAGTATGCTGACATTACTAATGTCGTTGCTTACATTAATAAGAAGGCCGAAGAGACTCTAGCTGCTGCACAGGGTGGTTCTTCTGAAACCGCAGCTTCCGTAAAAGCCGCTCTAGACACTTATAAGGCTGAGAATGATCCTAGGGTTCAGGCTAATACTGATGCTATTGCTGCCATCGAAGCTGATTACCTAAAGGCTGCTGATAAGACCGAGCTACAGGATCAGATTGACGTTATCGATGGTCTAGTTGGTGACGAGTCTGTTTCTAAGCAGATTACTGATGTTACCGATCCTCTTGCTGGCAGAGTTAAGGCTATTGAGGATGATTATCTCAAGGCGGCTGATAAGACTGAACTGCAGAATCAGATTACTACTAATGCAAATGCTATTGAAAGACTTACCAATGGTGTTAGCGCAGAGGAAGTTGACGGCGTTAATGATCTAATCCAGTACGTTAAGGATCATGGCACCGAAGTTACCGGCATGAAGGCCGATATTAAGGCTAATTCCGAAGCTATCGATGCTATCGAAGCCGACTATCTAAAGGCCGCTGACAAGACCGAGCTTTCTGGCCTAATTACTGGTCTAGATACCCGTATGGGCGCTGCCGAGACTGCTATTGGTACTAAGGCTGCTCAGTCCGATCTAGAAGCTCTTGTTGGTCGCGTTTCTACTGTTGAGGGTGACCTAAACACCGAAACTACTGGTCTAAAGGATAAGATGGCTGCTGCTGAGGCTGCTATTGAGGCTCTAGAGAGCAAGCACAGCGAGGGCACTGTTGCCGAGCAGATCGCCGCTGTTACTGGTCCTATGGACGAGCGCATTGTAGCTCTTGAGGCTATTGATCATGAGCATGCCAACAAGACTGTTCTTGACGGCATTTCTGCTGAGCAGGTTACTGCTTGGGATGCAGCTGTTCAGACTGTTACTGCTGGCACTGGTCTAACTGCTACTAAGACCGGCACCGATGTTGCTATTGGTTTCGATGACAGCGTAACCTTCGTGTTCGACTGCGGAGATAGCACTAACGTCTAATTTAATATGAACTAATTATTGGGACTGCTCTGTTGATTACAACGGGGCAGTCCTATTTATGAAAGGCGATGATTTCACATGTTTGAGAAGTTATTTCAATTAAAATTGAAAAGAATTGAAAAACGTGGTGAACGTCAAAAGGCAAAGCAAGAACTTGAAGCAAAATATGCTGAATATTATCCCAGTAAAAAGCGTAAAGTTTCTAATATTATGTTGGTTGCAGTTGTTTGCGCCATTGCAATTTACACTATTGCAAATTTATGGATTACGTATACAACTGGAGTAAGCATTGATTCCACGCTTACTACTTGTTTTTATGCGTTTTGGGGCAGTGAGTTGGTCGCATTGACAACATTGAAAACGAGTAAAATTATAAAAGGAATCGATAAAGAAAATGCGCAAGACGATGAAGATAGTGTAGGTTAAAGAGGTGTAAAGTATGGATTGGGTTAATGTTGTAGTTAGTATTTTAAGCGGACTTGCTGTGGCAATTCCTCTTGTAATTGAGCTTGTAAAATATGTTCAGAAAGCTATTAAAGAAAAAAATTGGGCAGATCTATTAGGGCTTATTACTAATCTTATGCAGGAAGCTGAGTCAAAATTCAGCGATGGTACTGAGAGAAGAGAATGGTGCCTTATGATGGTAAAGGCTAGTGCCGATACTATTAATTATGATATCGATTTAGTACAGGTCGGAAATCTGATTGATTCTTTGTGCGCCATGTCTAAGATCGTCAATGCACCCAAAGAAGAGGAAAATGTTGAGGTGGGATCTTAATGGCCTCACTTTAAAAACATGACTGTGAAAATTATGTTAAAAATATTATTTTAATTTTATATATAATTATGAAAATGGGAGGTGTCGCCAGTGGGCGTCAGCATTATGGAAGCGCTCAGGCGAGCTGTGCGCTCAATCTATGTAAAAATTCCTACTGAATTAAGTGTGTCTGGCAATAAATTATTTTTGTCGCACAATGGCACTTTACTAGATGAAGGAATTGAATATAATCCCGGTGGTGGTGCGGGTGGCGGCAGTGTGGGTTATGTTACATTGAAGAACTTATTACATTCTTCAAATATTACGGCTGCATATGGTAGTATCGTTGAATTAAAATTTGCATATTCGACAACTGAAGAAACTGATGATGGTTCCGCTAATATTTATCTTGATGATGTATTAAAAAATACAGTAGCAATTAAAAGAGGAGAAAACTCGATTGATATCACCAAATATTTAAGAGAAGGAACTAATAATATTAAATTGACCTGTATAGATCCTTACGGTAATGAAAAATCTCTTAAATATATTGTTAGTGTTGTTTCTTTGACTCTTACAACTAGCTTCAATGATTCGAAACCATATACGGGAGATCATTTTGAAATTCCATATATTTTAACAGGCGATGGGGACAAAATAATGCACTTTGAGTTTGATGGAACTGACATTACTGAAACTGTATCTTCGTCTGGAACAAATTCAAAAAAGACAATTTATTTTGAAACCAGAGGGCATGGAACATATACCTTAAAAATGTATGCAGAAATGGAAATTTCAGGGCAAACTGTTATAAGTGATATTTTTTATTTCGATGTTATGCGTGTTTTAGGTACTACTCCGCTAATTAGTTCGACCTGCGATGTTGTTAGTGCGAAGCAATATGAAACAATTAATATCCCATTTTCTGTATATCATGCCACAGATGATGCGCCCATTGTTGATCTTATCATTAGTCAGGATGGTACGATTTATTCTCAAAAAACAATGGCTGCTAATCGCGGAGAACGAGTTATTTGGCCTGCGAGAACTACTTTAATTGGCAATGTGAACTTTACTATCTCATATGAAGGCGTTAGCAAGAGTCATACTATTACTATTACAGAGAGCGATATTAATGTGTCTGTAAGGCAAAATGATATGGCGTTTGAATTAAGAGCCGCTGGTAAATCAAATAATGATACAGATAAGAATGTCTGGGTTAGCAGTATCGGAGATGTCTCGGTAGATTTTGAAAACGTCGGTTGGAATGTTGAACAAAAAACATTTATATTAACTGGCGCTGACTCTGGCAGTGAAATAAAGAAAAAATATGCGATTGGAACTGGTTGGACTACTGATGACAATGGTGACACTGCATTGAGATTATCTGGAGATGCGCGAGCTACTATCAATTTCCAGCCATTTTCTGAAGATTGGACGGAATCCGGTAAAACGATTGAAATGGAATTTGCTATTCGTGATGTTAACAATCGTGATGCAATTGCTATTTCTTGTATGAATAATAATGTTGGTTTTAAGGTTACAGCAGATACTGCGTCTTTGATTAGAAATAATGTTCCGATAGTTGAAGCAAAATATGTAGATGACGAAAAAATTCATTTGGCATTTGTGGTTGAAAAACAAGTCATGAACGATCATACTGTTCGTTTGGTTACGTCTTATTTGAACGGTGTCTTGTCTAGTGCGGCTACTTTTGCTGAAAGCGATGCGATATTCCAAAATCCAGCCGTAAATATATCTGTCGGTTCTTCGGATTGTTCTCTCGACTTGTATATGATGCGTTTTTATGATGTAGCCCTTACTAGTAATGAATTAAGGGATAATTATATTGCTGATAGTATGGACGCGGATTTGTTGGCAGATAATGATGTTTATGTTAATGGCGCTATCGAATATAGCAAGTTAGAAAATAAAATTCCAGTTATGAGAATTACCGGTGAACTTCCTTCTAGAAAAGCAGATTCAAATAAGAAAAAGGGAGGAAGAGATTATCCTGTAGATGTAATTTATACGAATAAAACTTCAGTCCCAAGCATTCAAGAGAATGGTGTGTTAATTCATGTGCAGGGTACATCGTCCGAAGGTTATATTCGTAAAAACTGGGATCTTGATTTCGAGAATGAATATCAGCATATGGAGAATCAGTTGCCTACGGATTATTTCACTATGAAAGCCGATTATGCTGAGGCAACAGGCACACATAATACAGGTAACGCAAACTATGCGCATATTTTTTATACTGCGGATAAGTTTAGTGATGATGCGCCGTTTACTATTGATCCTCTTGCTAGGTCAACAATTGCAGGTTTCCCATGTGTTATTTTCCATAGGAAAACCGAAGATGACCCATATACTTTTGCCGGTAAATATAATTTCAACTTCTCGAAGAATTCTGAGAATGTTTTTGGATTTACTGCAACAAACGAGAATGGAACTCCCGTATATCCTAAGATTCAGTCATGGGAATTCTGTGAAAATAAATATCTAGCATGTAGATTTAGACAAGATCCTGACGCTTCTGATATAACGGAAGATGATTGGAGAGAATGGTTTGACGATAGATATCTTTATGATGGTGGAGATTTAGAAGACTTTAAAGTAATGTATCGTTGGGTTTATTCTACTTGTCAAGATAATGCGACAGGTGAAAATCTTGCAGAAACTTATGTCGATGTTGATGGCGTAACACATACCCAGGACACAAAAGAATATAGGCTTGCCAAGTTTAAGACAGAATTTAAGGATCACTTTGATTTGGACTTTAGTCTTGTTTATTATCTATATACGTTTGTAATGTTGATGTGTGACCAGAGAGCAAAAAATATGTTCTTAACTTCATGGGATGGAATCATATGGTCCCCGTGGCTATATGACAACGATAAAATTTTTATGTCGTTGTAAAACTCTCTCTAATATACGGCGAAAACCGTGAGAACGGCAACGCCTTGGAAGCGAAAGCACCAACAACGACTGAGCGAGAGAGGCTCTATTAAAGCGGTTTAATAGAGTATGTAACAGTCTGAACTGCAAATATAATCTAAAAATGAAATTGCAGAGGGAGGGTCGGCGGTAACCAGACCGTCTTGGAAGAACCTTCCCCGCTTGTAGAAATACGAGTCATAAAAGTAACAGAATGACATGTTTAGGTATCAATAACGAAGGTTATCTTCGTTACGATTATTACCATGAAGATTTAGGACAAAATGATGCCGTTGGCGCAACCAATGTATATAACGGTTACGACTCTGTACTATGGAATAATTTCTCAGAAGCCTTCAAAGACGACATTCAAAAAACATATAGCGCATGGAGAAGTGGAGATTCGCCTCTATTGAGTTATGATAATGTTATAAAATATTTTATAACTGATCAATCTGATAAATGGTGTATCTCTATTTATAATGAGGATGCTGAATATAAGTATTTATCTATGTATAGAAACGGAGACGATTCATCTTTCTTATATCAGGTTAAAGGCACTGGTGAGGAACACTTAAAATATTTTATTAAGAATCGTTTAATGTATTGCGACTCCAAGTGGCAAGCAGGAGATTTTATTAATAAAGATACAAACACTATATTGTTACGTCTAAATTCTCCTGACGGCATTGAAGATGAAGAAATTAAACCAAACATGAATATTAAATATAAAACATTCTCTAATATGTATACCGGAGTGCGTTATGGTACGAATGGTGTTTTGATACCTCGTTACACAGATAGAGGACAGCTCGTAGAACATCCGATGCCTGAAGGCGAAGATCCGAACAACCTTGATACATATATCTTTGGCGCGAATGAAATTTCTGAGCTTGAAGATTTATCTTTGTTATATCCTAACCTAATCAATATTAGTGCCGCAAGTAAATTAACTAAATTAGTAGTTGGCAATAGTCATCCTAATTATAAAAATGATGTTCTGAAGAGTTTGTCATTTTCTAATAATAGACTATTGAGAGAAGTAAATGTATGTAATTGTACTGGTTTGACAATCACTCTTGACTTCTCATTGTGTCCAGATATTCAATATATTTATGCTACTGGTAGTAATATTTCAGGTGTCCAATTGCCTGATTCAGGTTTCTTAAAAGTACTTCAGCTACCTGCAACTATTAGTAGCTTGTCGCTTGTAAATCAGCATCATATAGAAGAACTTGTTTGCGAAGGTTATGGTAATTTAACAACAATAAAAATAGAAAACTCGGATAATATTCCATTACAAGATATTCTTCTTGGTTGTGATTCACAAGTATTGGCATCTGTATCTATTAAGAATATTCATTGGAACGTTGATTCTGAAGAAAACCTACAAACGATTATTGATAAGTTAGTGGCGTGCAGTGGTTCTGTAATTGAGGGATCTGTTTATCTGCCTAGTGGAATAACTGTTTCTGATGACTTAAAAGTAATGATTCATCAGAACTTCCCAAATTTAAATGTTATTGATGACAACCCTGTATTCTATATTGATTATTTTAATTTTGATAATACAATTTGGGATACCGAAATGGTAAACGCCGGAAATAACGCTGTTGGCCCACAAAAGGGCGACCCTGATGATATTATACAAGAAGCGCAGGGTTTAAGGCATCTATTTGTGCAGTGGAAAACGTTCCCCACTAATGTAAATAAAAATTATCAGATTGACGCTACATGGCAGACGCAATATGCGATTAGATATTATGACGAGGATACGTTATTGTATGATTATTGGGCGGATCAAGGTAGTATTGCAAAAGACCCGACACTTGATAATTCTATTTCGGTACCGCAAAAGGATGGCACCGATGATTTAAGATATTCATTTAATGGATGGGACAATCTACCAATAAACATCCAGAAGTCAGTAAGCATTAACGCTCTTTGGGTAAATCTATATCCTGTTCGTTTCTACGCTACAAAATCTGCAACAACACCTCATTATGTACAGTGGATAAAAGACGGAGAAGATGCCTACAATCCAATTGTCGCAAACGAATGCCACACTCCAACGGATATCCTAACCGAAAATGAGGTTAAATATGTATTCTCTAATTGGGACAATATTCCAACTAACGTTACAGCTATTTGTAAAGTATATGCAGAATATACCCCTCATTGGGCAGCGAGATTCTGGAATGAGAATAAATTATATCTCGTAGAGTATGTACCTAATGGCACTAATGTGGTTGAGCCTAAGTATTATTTTGAAAACTATATTAATCCCACAAAAGCAAGCACCGCACAATATGATTATCATTTTTCAAAATGGGATGGCAATTTTGCTTCTATTTCTGAAGCCAGGGATTATTATGCCGTGTATACTAGCACAATTCGTAAGTATAATGTTTACTTCTATAATGAGGACGAATTACTTTATACTGTTGAGAATGTGGAATACGGTTCTAAAACATCTTATGTGGGCAGTACCCCAGTTAAAGCAGGAGTAGATAATCCAGAAGAATATGTCTTTAAAGGTTGGATGCCTGCGCCAGAGAATATTACTGGAGAAACTAACTGTTATGCACTATTTAAATTTACTGGTTATCTATTTGGAAAATTAAGTGATGATAGTGAATATGGAACCGTTGATGATCCGAATTGGGATATGATTAATCCTTATTGGAATACAATTAGCGCAGATGTGAGCGCCTACCAGAATGGTACGATGAGTAAAGATGAGTTTATGGCAAAATACCCGATTGGTGGACGTATGATTATGCCTGTTAATCTTTCGAGCGGAACAGTTGTGGCAGACGTTGAAATCATAGGTCATGACCATGATGATTTGGCCGATAACTCTGGCAAAGCGCCGTTAACATTCTTCTGTGTAGATTTGCCACAAATTTTACGCTCTATGAATGAGGTAAGCAGCGGTAACAGTGGTTGGGAATCTAGTGAAATGCGCGAATTTGTAAATGGTGAATTATTAAATGCACTCCCAGATTCATTGAAGGGAATTATTAAACCAGTAAATAAAATTTCCGATGGCGGCGTAGGCAACAAAGTACTAGTTACAACAACTGAAAATTGTTGGCTTGCATCTTATGATGAAGTAGGTTTTACTACTGGTAGCTATAACTTATCTGGACAGGGTGAATTGTATTCATCTATATTTTCAAGTAATAAAAATAGTCGTAAGAAATATATAGTAGACAGTACTGATACTGGTGGTTGGTGGCTACGTTCTTCCTATTATACTACGTCTGGCAATACTATGTTCTGGCGTGTTCAAAAAAGTGGTGCTTCATATGGCGATATCCAAACTGGTGAGTTTTATGTAGCATTTGGTTTTTGTATTTAATATAAAAGGTGGGGAACTTTCCTCCACCTTTTAAAATTTTAAATTAAAGGAGGAGTGCATAATGTCAACGAAAAAACTGCAAATTCTTGGTAGTTTTATAGATGAGACTCTTACTCAATCTGGACAAGCCGCCGATGCAAAAGTTGCCGGTGAAAAAATTAGTGACATTGAAACTCGAATTGACAATATTGGTGGTCTTGTAGGAGACGAATCTGTTGCTACTCAGATTGATGCGGCAATAAATGACAATGTAAAACAACCCGATTGGGAACAAACTGATGAAACCGCAATGGATTTCATTAAAAACAAACCCTACGAAGAAACCGCAGATGATGCCCTAGAAATGCTAAATGAAATGGGTGTTATTGAAGCAACTACCAATGAAGAAGGGTTTGTTCTAACCGATGAAAATGGTAATATTCTAACTGTTTAAGGAGGAATTATTATGTCTTATAATTTTAAAAGTTTAGCAGACGTTGAGCTTCTCAACGCAATGCCCGAAAACGCAAATATAATCGTTGAAGTAGATGGCGCGACAAGGCGCGCGCCAAAGGAAGATGGAATTGGCAAGCTTGTTAGTGTTGAGACACTTGATGAAGTACCTGAAAATGCTACCGTACTTGTTGAAGTTGATGGTGAGATTAAGAGGGTTCCTGGTAAGGGATTGGGCGGAGGAACTGTGCTTGAGATTTGGCAGACTGTACCCGAAGAAGTAGCATCCCCCGCTTCCCTAGATGAAACTGAAACAGCAGTTACTTCTGGTGATTTTAAAGCTAATATGACTTATGCAGAAGTGCTAGAGGCACTTGAGAATAATAAGTTGACTGGTGCTTATTTTAATTATGATAATACAGCAAATGGTAATCCCATTTATAGACAGGTTATTGGTGGAATTGTATATATATTAGAAGGCAATATAGAGTATATAATCCTCGAAGCGTGGAATTCTTCTTTTTATTATTGGTCAGACAACACAATTTCTTTTGACCCTCCTGTCTCCGGTGAGTCCTAATACGAGGTGACTACTATGGTAACTAAAAATTTTGTTAAAACTATAGTGGCAGGTTTGCTAGAAAGAATTAAAAAGCATGAAATTTCCGAAGAAGAGCTTCTTGCTCTTCTTTCTGAGATGGATGTAGTTCAACCTTTAGCGAACAATGAAGACGCCGTATATACAAATACTGACGGCAAAGTTTATATTTTATAAAAGGATGTGATTTTTATGGCAAAAGATTTTGTAAAATTAAGTGAAGTAACTGTTCTTGAAGAAGTTACTGATTCTGCAAGCGTTCTTGTAGAACAGAATGGAGAAATTTATCGTGCACCTAAAACTCAGGTTGGCGGCGCAGGCGGTATTAAGACTGCTATTATTCGTGATAGCGAGTATTTGAATATGATTGCTGGAGTACAATCAACACAAACAGCAGGAATTACTTTTGAATGTATTAATATGACATTTGAAGAAGCATATGAGACTATGGCAAATGGTGAACCTTTGAATGTAGTTGGTATGTTATCTGCTGAAGGAGGGGCAAATGTACATGGTTTAGTCGCATTTGTGGGAAATGCGATAGCTGGAATTCCTTGTATTATAATATCATTCTTCGCTATGTCAAAAATGATCGTTCAATTATTCTGGACTGCCGATGGACTATCCACAGAACCACTCGGTGGCAATCCCCCCGTATAAGAGGAGGTTGATACTCCATGCTCACAATACGTGAATTGATTAAAACATTAAACAATGCTTTTAATCAAAAATTAAAAAAACACCGCGGCAATTGGGAACAGAATGACCCAACTGCCGACGATTATATTAGGAATAGACCGTTTTATACGGATAGCTCAACTAAAGTAGTTATTGTCCCAGAACAGAAAGTAACAATGACCGATGGGCCATTCGCTGAACTTGTACTACCTGAATTAATAGAATTTATTATAGGACAGGTATATGAAGTTGAATGGGACGGCACAAATTATGTTTGTACCGCATTTGATATTGAAGGCGTTGGTGGTATTGGAAATCCCAATATAATGCCAGGCAATACCACTGGTGAACCATTTCTTATAGCTATTTCTAAAAGTGAAGGATATGGAATGGTTTTGGGAAATTCAGTAGGGACTCATACAGTCTCCGTAAAAGGCGATAAGATTGTTAAACTTGATAAAAAGTATCTCCCTGATTTAGGTTTGGCAGACGTTGCGTATAGCGGTAGTTATTATGACCTTTATGATACTCCTACTATTTATTCTGATGTCGTTCGTTATGGCACAACTCAAAGTTTGTCAACTACTCAAAAAACTACTGCAAAAACCAATATTGGTGCAGTAGGTTATGACGTACAGACTTTAACCGATGCTCAGAAAACTCAGGCCAGAGCTAATATCGGGGCTGTGTCTTCAGAAGATATAACTGGCGTAGTTAAATATAGTACCGAACAGAGTTTGACAGACGAACAGAAAAGTGTTGCGAGGGATAATATTGGTGCAGCAGATGAAGTTAAAGTTGAAGAATTAATTACTTCAGCAAAAGAGAGTATATTATTAACCGATGGGGTTAATGGCTATAAGTATATTGTTTGCATGAGAGATGGCAACTTAGTCACTTATTGTGCCGTGAATTCCATTGAAGTAACAACTATGCCTACAAAAGTTGAGTATATGGCTGGTGAATATTTTGATCCTACCGGTATGATAGTTACTACAACAACTTATGATGGAGTAACTAAAGAAATTACAGATTTCTCTTATTCTTCTACTTATATTACAGAAAGTACAACTGCCGTAGAAATTACATATGTAGAATGCGGAATTATTCATACTACAACTGTTCCTGTAACAGTAGTTCCTTTTGATGCCGCAACTGTTCTTGTGGACTATGAGTACACCGATAACGGCGACGGAACCTACACTCTTACTGGCTGGAAGGGAACTCATAATGGCGAAGCAAGTACTGAAATAATTATACCCAACAATGGATTAATTATTGTATAAGGAGGTGGATGGTATGATTAATTTTAAACAGTATAATAACGTTACTAAAATTATTATTCCAAATGGAGTAAGATTAAGTAATAGTAATTTTTCACAAGCATTTACAAATATGCAAGCTCTTATAAATTCACAAATTCCAAATAGCATTACTAATATGTATAATATTTATGGTAATTGCTGTAATCTTACTAGTTCTCCTATATGTGGCAATAACGTTTTAAATATGGTATATGCCTATCGGTTTTGTAAAAATTTAACTGGTTCACCTGTTTGTGGTGATAAAGTTACTAATATGGCAGGCGCATATTATAATTGTCATAACCTAACGGGTTCACCCGTATGTGGTAATAATGTTACCAATATGATATCTACATATATGCATTGCCATAACCTAACAGGCTCTCCTGTATGCGGAGATAAAGTTACTAATATGACAGGCGCATATTATAATTGTCATAACCTAACGGGTTCACCCGTATGTGGTGAGAGGGTTACAAGTATGTATGATACTTATAAATCTTGTTCCAACTTAACGGGTTCACCTGTGTGTGGTAATAATGTTACAGAGATGTCAGGTGCATATGATTGTTGTTATAACTTAACAGGCTCTCCTGTATGTGGTAATAATGTTATAAATATGTTTTATACATATCATTCTTGTATAAATTTAACCGGCTCTCCAGTCTGTGGGAAAAATGTCACTGATATGGCGGGAGCGTATAGTAACTGCCAGAATCTAACAGGTTCACCTATTTGTGGAAAGAAAGTTACAAACGTAAGGAGTACTTATCATAGTTGTTTCAATTTAGCCTCAAATGGATATTTTTATTCTAATAAAATAAGGACTATGGAGTCTTGTTTTGCTAATCGTAATACCTCCACACGCCTCACTCTCTATCTCCCAGCCAATTCTACAACCTTAACAGCTGCTCTTGTTAATAGTCCTAATTATGAAACTATCGTTGGCAAAAGCATAACTTGGACAAATGACATGGCAGCTAATAACCGTTACTACAACACTTACTATAACATCTACATTTACCCCGTAGAAAACGTAGCCGCTGCAGCAATCGCCAACGGAGACGAAGAGGCAAACGCTAACGCAGGAATCGTTTAATCTTACATAATGGAGTAAAAGGAGAAAACTATGAAAAAATATAATCGTAAAATTGATGTAATTATTCCGGCATACAACGTACCCGACCATATCCTATTCCGCTGCTTAGCCAGCATCGCGCATCAAGACATCGCGCCTGACCTTGAAGTCACCATCGTAGACGATGCCTCTACCACTCAAAACTATGCTGAAGTAATTAAGCATTTTGAAACTATTCTCAAAATCAATCTTTTACGATACGAAACCAATGGTGGCCCCGGCGTGGCACGTCAATATGGCATTGACCACACCAAGAACGGCTACATGACCTTCATCGATGCGGACGACACCTTTAATGGTGCGTTCGCGCTGAAGGCGCTTCGTAATGGTATTGAACAAGGAGATGGCATTTTCCAAATGTGTGTTGGTATTTTTGATGAAGTACATGAAGAAGGTTTAAAGCCCGGAGAAGGCCCAATTCTTATGGCTCACGAACAAGATCTTGTATGGATGTTTGGCAAGTTATATCGTAGAAGTTTTATCGACAAGTACAACATCCACTTCCATGAAAGTTCTCGTGCCAATGAAGATAATGGCTTCAATCGTCTCTTCCAACTTTGTACAAGCGATCAAGAACAAATTAATTTCATTCCTGCTCACGTATATTATTGGCACGAAAATCCAAATAGCATTACTCGCGCAAATGATTGCCAGTACAGTTATGGAAGTTCCATCCGTGATAGTTTCTATGGATATGTAGAAAATATGATTTTCGCAGTTAAAGAAGCTAAAAAGCGTAATCCATATAATGGCTTCATTACAATGTGGTCTGTAATGTGTATGCTGAACATTTATGAGTATTATATCGAATGCTATGCTCGCGCAAGAGAACACGCGGAAACAAATTGGAAATGGTGTAAGCGCTACTATGATGAAGTCTATAGCCTTATTGAGAAAGATATTTCCGAAGAAATTCTCGTGCAGCACTATAACGATGTTATGAGGAATGCCTATATGGGAGATAAGCTTGCTGGTATTATTCCTTGTATGGGCATTCATGAATTTTTAGATAAACTAAAGGAATCAAATATGAGTGAATAATTCACATAAATATATCAAAAATATTGAAAAAGGAGGTATAATATGGAATCGACAATAAAAATTTATGCTTCACAAGATTATGTAAATGCTAAGATTTCCGAATTGGCTGAGAATCAAGATCTATCTAATTATTATACCAAAGAGGAAATAGATACTGAGATTGCCGAACGGGTAGGCGATACTCCTGTTTCCGAACAGATTTCAAATGCCGTTTCTACTAAAGCTGACGCAAGTCATACTCATACTGCATCCGATGTTGGTGCGGATGCGAGTGGATCTGCCGCGAGCGCCTTGTCTGATGCCAAATCTTATACCGATACCAAGATCGCCGATTTAATAAATAGTGCGCCGACTACACTCGATACTCTTGGTGAAATTGCAACCGCTATGGAGGAAAATTCTGATGTTGTAGAAGCACTTGAAGCGGCTATTGGTTCTAAAGCGAGTACGACTGATGTTGAGAACGTGCAGGGACAAATAGATGATTTATCTGATTTAGTTGGAGATACTGCTGTAGCAACTCAAATTGGTAACGCTATCAGCGAAGTGCAAACTCAGGTTGATGGCAGAATTCCATTTGATAATACAAACATTGTTACCATTGAAAGCGGCGATGATTTAAATAATTATAAAACTCCCGGTATTTATGTTTCAAATGATTCTACAAAGAGTGCAAGTTTGTCTAACACGCCGTTAACTACTACTGGTTTTAAATTGTTTGTAATAGATGGATATGTTAATGGTAGAGTTACACAATTTATCACTGGTAATAATAATAGAATATACAATAGAATATATAATGGTACTGATTGGTCAAATTGGGTTGTTCCCTATACGGCAGATAATCCTCAGCCAGTATCTTTAGGCGATCTGGGAGTTACGGCAACAGCTACAGAATTAAATTATGTAGATGGTGTTACTAGCAGTATTCAGACTCAGTTAGATGGTAAAGCTGCAAGCTCTCATACACATAATTATGCAGGATCTTCTTCTGCCGGTGGAGCAGCTACTTCTGCAACTAAAGTAAATAAGAATCTTGTTGTAAAACTGAATGGTGGTTCAACAGAAGGAACAGACCTATTTACTTTTAATGGTTCTTCCGCAAAAACAATAAATGTTACTCCGTCTGCAATTGGTGCGCTGCCTACAAGTGGTGGCAGTATCACCGGATCAATATATATTAATAATAAACCCACTGCGCCTAATATACAGTTTAAGCCTGTCAGCTATGATGATGCAACCACTTATGCCACTATACAGGCCAATGCCGAAGCGGATAGTACAAAAAATAGGTTCCAGTTTTTGGAGTATAGCCGTTCTTCAACTGATTACGGTAGGTTAGAAAAATTTGCATCATTTTCACTACCCAACCCGGACGCTGATATGACTGCAGACGTACATTATCAAATTCTGACCAGCAAATCTCCTGTAACCATTGAACAGGGTGGTACGGGAGCTACGGATGCATCGACTGCAAGAACAAAGCTGGGTATAACTCCTGCTAATATAGGTGCAGCTACAAGCGGTCATACACATGCATTGACTGCAAGTACTATTACTGGTGAACTCCCTGTGACAAAAGGCGGTACTGGTGCTACAGATGCGCCGACTGCGCGTACTAATCTTGGTATTACTCCCGCGAATATTGGCGCAGTTCCCACTTCCAGAATGGTAAATGGTAAAGCTTTATCTGCCAATATATCTTTAACTGCTTCTGATGTTAGTGCTGTGTCTACATCTGCTACAGATACTCAAGTTCTAAATTCTTCTCTGGCTGTTCGAGGCACTGCTACAACCGAAGATAGTTGGAAATATCTGGGAGTTACTCGTTATATTACAGAAGCTGCTAAATCTTATAGCATTCGAATGGGTATCAATTCTGATGGTTCTGCTAATTTCTTATTGTATGATAATTCAAATTCTTCTACTTCTGTAAATATGCTTTCTTTAGGTCTTGAAGAGACTTCCTTTAAGAAACCTGTAAATCTTGAATCTGGTGGAACAGGAGCTACTACTGCCTCAGAAGCGAGAACTAAACTAGGAATAACACCGGCGAATATTGGCGCTTTATCCACAAGTGGTGGCACTATTACTGGCAACTTAACTATAGAAGGTGCGCCAATTATTGCTAATTCAAATTATTATGGTTCTATATGGTTTAATCCTACAATAGCAGGGGGCGAAAGAATCGCTTGTCTTTATGCTTATGCTTCGGACGCAAATTCATCTGTAATAAATACTAGCCAAGTAAAATTGCGCCAGTATAGCTATACGACAAATTCAACAACTGCTTTAACACATTATGACGAATTTAAATTTCCTGAAACTGCTGCGGACAAGACTAAGTCAAATAGCTATAACATCTTAACTACTAAATCCGCAGTAACAGTTGAACAAGGCGGTACAGGCGCAACTAAAGCGGCGGATGCTTTGACAAATCTCGGTATTATATATAGTTCTACAGAACCTGATTATGTCGCAGGACGTATTTGGCTGAAACCAGTTTAATAGGAGGTAGTTGATATGGCAGAAACACTAAGCTTTACTGGCACTTGCGATTCTGTTTCTTATCTTAGTGCCTCAAACTGGAGTGCGTGGGATGCTTGCTTCCAAGGTACTTACGGTAGTAGTGGTTCTCCTAGACTTGGAGCTATGCTTTTTTCTACATTGCGAAGTTCTACGACTTGGAGTTCTAAAGATATTTCTGAAATAACTCTTACTTTAACCTTTGGTGAAGCAGGCCATGGCTCTAATGAAAAAACTCTTTATTTATATCAAGGAACTCAAACCAGTCTTACTGGAACAGGAACTGCGATGAAAGGTACAGCGATTGGTTCTGTACCGACTAATGGCAAAGCCTATGGTACTACTAATACAATAACTTTTAATTCTAGCACCAACTCTTCCGCTTTCACAAATTTAGTTTCTTGGCTAAAAAATACTTCTTCTACAACTCTATGTTTATATACAACTGAAGCTTATGATTCAGGTTATGGATATTCTCCAAACTACCTACAAATTAACGCAGTTACTTTGTCCGTGACCTTCGGCGGTGGAGGAACTGTAAGGTATGCAACGGGAAATACTTTTGTAGAGTGCGAAGTTTATTATGCTACTGGTGGAAGTTTTGTAAAAGTTCAGCCCTATTATGCAACAGGTAATTCGTTTGTTGAAATTGGCTGATAAAAAGGATGCTTACAATAAGTAGGCATCCTTTTATTTTAAAATTAATAAAAGGAGGAATAACAATGAAAATTTCAAATTTAATTAACAAAATTAAAGGTATAGCAATTGAAGCAAATGGCGACGAAAATAATTGTGAAACTATCATTGTTGTGAAAAATGAAGATGGTACTTATACGGAGGTGACATCTGATGAAGACAATTAGAAAAGGTTCTAAGGGTGATGAAGTAAAAGTTCTTCAACTTATTCTCGGTGTTGCTGACGATGGTATCTTCGGTAATAAAACACAAACTGCTTTAAAAACTTGGCAGGCTAAATATGGCCTTACTGTCGATGGTATTGCAGGATCAAAAACTTGGAATAAAATCGTAGAAAAAGCACCAACACTAAAGACTGGCGCAACAGGTGCTTGGGTCAAAGTTCTTGAGGTGTTGCTCGAAACCATGACTGATGATGGTAGATATCTTACTGCAGAAAAACAGGCTGTCAAGGCTTATCAGACTGCCAAAAAGTTATCTGTTGATGGTATTGTTGGTCCTAAGACTTGGGCCGCTTTATTTGGAGTGTCTACTACTGTAACTACTAACAATGGTGTAAACAGTGTTAAACCTGTCGATTATAAACAGTATGATTCTCGTTGGGGTAGCATTGTGTATACTAAGAATAATACTTACAATCGTAGACAAACCATTAAGAGCGGTGGTTGTGGTCCAACTTCTGCGGCTGATATAGTGGCTACTTGGTGGGACAAGTCTATTACTCCTAAGGAGCTCTGTGAGTTGGCGGTGAAATATGGTTATAGGACAGAAAATAGTGGTACAGCTTGGAGTTACTTCAAGTTTATTGCTAATAGATATGGCGCAAGTAAGTTTGTGCAGACTAGCTCTTTTGCAACTATGCAGGGATGCTTAGCTGATGGTGGTTATGTGGTGGTTTCATTTAGACCATCCAAATGGACCAGCGGAGGTTAACAAAATGGCCTCCTAACACGGTGAACCGATACATGTCGGGTGTCGTTCTTTATTGAACGGCTAACGGGGAACGCTAAACGTAATAACGCATGCCAATCCCGTGCCAGTTTTTGATTTTCAAATAAGGGTGTAGAGACTATTCCGAGAGGAAGTACATTGCAGGTGAAACTCCTGCTTTGGAAGCGCCGTGCTTTGATGATAAATATATTGTCAAATGAAGATATAGTCCATCTCCATGGAAACATGGTAGGTTAATGCATTATTGTGTGTTATGGAAAGATGATGGGAAAACAATTTACGTAAATGATCCTGCATCTTCAAGCTCCAGTAGAGCAAAAGGTACATATTCAGAAGTTAAAGCTGCTGCAAAGCAGTATTTTTGTTTTTGGAAGTAATACATGGAGCAGTTTTAATTTAATATAGTATGTAAGGCTCTGTGTTTAACAACGCAGGGCCTTATTTTTTTTAGGAGTGTATAGTTATGAGGATTATAGCATTTGATCAAAGCACAAAAATTTCGGCATATTCCTTATTTGTTGATGGAGTATATGTTGAAAGTGGTGTTATTGATTTGCATAAAATGAAAGATACGTCTGAGCGCATTCGTGCTATGGGAGTTGAGCTAGGTAAAACAATTGAAAGATATTCACCAGATAAGGTTGTAATTGAAGAAGTAGCTCAGCAAAGCAATCCCCTGACACTTAAGCTACTAGCGCGAATTCAAGGGGTTGTTATAGGATTTTGTGCGGCTCACAATATTGAAACATATATTATCGAACCAAGTAAATGGCGCTCTACTTTGATGTTCAAACAGGGTTCAGGAGTTAAGCGTCAGGAACTAAAACAGCAGAGTATTGATTATGTAAAAAATACATACGGTCTTGAATTATTAGAAGATATTTGCGAAGCTATATGCATTAATGAGGCTGCGCATAAGATATATGGATTTTAAGTATTAAAAGGAGAGTGTAATTATGAAGGTTAATCAGTTTATTGAATATATGCAGAAGAGTATTAACAGGACTATGAAGGACGATCAGATTTCTAAGATGGTACAAAAGGTGCTTGAGGTTAAGAAATATATAAGTATTAAAGACAAGAAAGATCTTATTGAAAGCATCGTGGACGATTGTATCCTTTATGAAGATGGTGTTTTTAAGTTTGACGAGATTGAAAAGTATGTTTGTTTTACCATGAGGACAATAGCAGCTTATACCAACCTTGAGGTATCTGATGATATTGAGGATGATTATGATTTACTATGTGAATCTGATCTTTTAAATACTATCGTGAATGCTTTTAAGGATGAGTATGATAGCGTAAATATTCTACTACAAATGAGATGTGATTATATTTTAAGCGGCAATACCATAGAGGCACAGCTTGGAAAGTTCCTTGATGAAACTTCTGATAAGATTGATACACTTGTCGGAGCTTTAACCTCTAAAGTTGGAGAACTTAATCTTAGTGAGCTACTAAGTAATGTTAATCCTGAAAACATTACTAAGTTACTTTCTATTGTTAAATCTGTAAATTAATTTAGGTGGTGCATTTTATGGCGAAGGATTTTAATAAAATATTTGATGATATTTTGAATGATGCCACAAGCGTAGCTGTTGCCGCTATTAAAAATGCAAGTAAGCAAGTTCAAAAAGAAGTATGTGAACAAGCTGAAAAAAACTTACAGAATTATTATAAGAGTTATTCTCCTAAACGTTATAAGCGTACCAATAGTTTACGTCGTGCGATTTTGCCATATTATGCAGACAGATCGAATTCCAAAAATATTTGTATTGAAGTTGGTGTGCAATATAAATCTAGTGCGCTTGTTGGAGCATATAGGAGTAACTCCTGGTATCACCAGGGTGGTGACGACTGGATAAGTAGAGATGATGAAGGTTTTGATTGGAATAGTCGTAATAATGGTATTCCTCAGCCCGATTGGATTTTAGAAAACTTTTTAGAGGGTATCCACCCTGTAACAAAAGTTGGAAAAGAAGTAGATGAATATGACTATATTTATAGCCCTGTTAAAACCAAATCTCAATCTAGTTTGATGGAGAAATTTTTCAATAAAGTTCTGATTCATAAAATTGATGGTTATGTGAGCGCTGCTATAGAAAGCGCGATTCTCAGTAAATTTAATTAAAGTGGTGGTGAGCTAAAATGGCTGGTAATGTAACTAAAAAGTATACGGTAGGACTTAATCTTGATGTAAAAACTGCTGATGCGCAAGTTAAAAAGCTTGCCACAAACATTAATAATATGTGGGCAGATATGGGTAGCGCAGGAAATAAGTTTGCCGTTTTGAAGGATTTAGCAGATTATCTTGATCAAATAGATAAGAAAATTGCTGGTTTAAAAGGTAAAGATTTAGATCTTTTTAATAAGATATTTGGTGCGGAAGGCGTTAATATTGATAAGGCTTTAAAGCAGGCAATGGAGCCTATTTTAAAGTCTCCTGAATTAATTGCTGATGCGATGAATGATGTTCAGACAAGATTAGCGGCAGTACAAACCGACCCAAAGGCAAAGGGCACTGCGGCAAGTCTTAGAGAAGTTGGTAAATCTATCAACGAAATGTATAAGCTTATTGGTCAGGCACCACCTATTGATATCGAAAAACAGCTAACGGGTGGCGGCAAGATTAAAGAAAAGCTTGCTATGTTAACTAAGCATTTTGAAGCTTTTGAGGTTAAATGGAAAGATGTTATGACAACCGCTGGTTCAGAAGGTGCACAGAGAACAGTAGAAGGTATTCAAGCAGAATTAGATAAGTTAGAACAACAAATGAATAGACTTGGAGAAATTCAGAAGAAAATTAGTAATGTTAATAAGAACATGCAAAAATACAATGCGGAAGGAAGTATCTTTTCGCCTCAAACAAAATTTACTATAGAGGATGTAACAACGGCTATTCAAGAACTTGACACAGCGACAAAAAACTTTAAAAATTTCAAGGGAGACAAGAGTTCTCTTGAATATTTTGCCATGTTATCGGACTACATTGAGCAGACTATTAAAGTAAGCAGTATGTATCTATCCATAGGTGCGAGTGGTGTCAATAAAGATTTATATGCACAATTAAAAACAACAATTCTTGATGGTAAAACAGAATCACTTGCTGATATAATTGCGCACACAAATGGACAAATGGAAAGTAATTCGTTTAAGGCGCACGTTAAGTCTTTTTCTGAATATTCGAACTCTATTGATGGTCAAATTGAAACAATTGACTATCAAATGACAACTTTAGAAGATGAGTTAGAAAGACTTGGATCTGCTGCGGAAAATGCGGGAGCAGGTGTGTTAAAAGTTGGAGAACATGCGGTTAAAACCGCCGAGTATATTCGAGGAATGACCATAGCAATCAAAGAAATGTTTGATGTATTATCTCAAACTTCTGACATTGGATATAAAGCATTGATTGATGGTCAAGGCATTGCAGTAAAACCCGGTCAATATAAAGAAATTTCTGCGAAAACTACCGCAGAAACATTTCTTGCAAACTTAATGCGGGATACCGATGTTGAAGTACATAGTCATCAAGGATTAAGTTCCAGTATTAATGTCCCAAATTTTAGACAGGCTATGAAACATCAATATGAAGGTCTAACAAAAATTAGTGCGGTAATTGGTAAGAATGATATTGTCACTTTGGATTTGGCTAAAGTAAAAGCAGAAGACGCAGCTATTGCTTTAGAAAAGTTAAAAGAAGTAACAA